AGAAGAAACTGTTCAAGCATTACTTGAATTCTATAACTGTAATAAAAAAGTAAAATCAAAAAAGAAACCTAGTGATAAAATCGGGTTTCTTTTTGATTATGATATGGACCTTATTTATGCAGCTTTTAGACAGCAGTATAGAATAAATCTTTTTACTTGCAATATGCACTGGTGGGAATTTAAAGCAATGCTTGATGGTCTTACCGATGCAACTAAGTTTGTTCAGGTTGTTGGGTATAGAGTAACAGATTTGTCAAAAATTAAAGATAAAAATGAACGGGCCAGAATGAAAGAACTGCAAAATCATTATGCAATTGATCTGCAAAAAGATCCGTTTGTCAGAACTCAGGAGGAAATTGAAGCGGAGTTATTCAAACAGTTAGGAATAAAAAAATAAATGTATAGGTAGGTGATATTGTGGCAGATGGAAAAGTTGTAATTGATTTAGAAATCAATGATAAAGAAGTTGATAAAAAAATCTGCTAAAAACGTATCACAAGAAGAAATTAAACCAGATGTAGATGCAGATACATCTAAATTAGAAAAGAAACTTGATGAAGCTTCCAGCGATGTAAAATCTTTTGCTAATGAAGCAGAAAGTAATTCTAAAATCAATGGTGAGGCTAAGATTGATACATCAAAATTTATGGCTGACGTTGATAAAATTACTAGTGAAGCAAGAACTGCTGAAAAAAATACTCAAGTTAATGGTAAAGCAACTTTAAAGGATAAAGTCAGTGATGTTTTTGAAAAAATTAAAAATCTTGTAAAAAAGCCTATTGATATTCCCGAACCAAACACTAATGAATTTGAACAAAAACTTAGTGAAATGGAAGGAAAGGTTACTTCTTTTGCTTCTAATATAGCAGGAGCTTTAGCAATAGGTGCAGCTGTAAAACAAGGTGTTGAAATAGGGGTACAAAGTTATACTGATTTAGAAAACGCATTATCTCGTGTTAGAGGTGCGTTAGGTGAGACTGAGGCTGAAGCAAAGACAAGTGGCCAAGTTATTAAAGACGTTTATGAAGCTGGTGTCGGAGAGTCAATGGACCGTGTTGCTGATGCAGTTATTAAGATTAAGCGTAATCTTGGTAATCTTGATGATGGAACACTAAATGCAATTACACAGCAAGCGATAATCCTTGAAGATACTTTTGGAGTGGATATGAATGAAACACTTCGGGGTGCTAAGGGGTTGATGAAAAACTTTGGTCTTAGTGCTCAAGAAGCAATGGATTACATTATAGCCGGTACACAAGAAGGTTTGGACTGGACCGATGAGCTTGGAGATAATATTTCCGAGTACTCTGGAAAGTTTAGCCAAGCTGGATACAGTGCTAAAGACTACTTTCAATTACTAAAAAATGGTGCTGATAGCGGAGCGTATAACTTAGATAAAGTAAATGATGCAATTAATGAGGTAACCACTAGGTTAGCAGATGGAACAATAGGAGATGCTATTGGTTCTTTCAGTAAGGAAACACAAAAAACATTTAAAGAGTGGCAAAATGGTGGTGCTACTCAAAAGCAAGTAATAGACAGTATTGTTAGTGATATTACAAAATGTGATAATCAGCAACAAGCACTTACAATGTCCGCTACTGCATTTGGTACTATGGGAGAAGATGCGAATCTAACATTTGCAAAAGCCTTAAGCAGTGTAGGAGATACATTCGATGATGTATCAGGAAAAGGACAGCAGTTTGCTAATGATACAACTACTCCTATGCAGGAACTTGAAGGCAAAATTCGTCAGTTAAAGGACCAATTGGCACCGTTAGGGGAAACATTTATTAACATAGCAACTTTTGCTATCGATCACTTTAGCGGATTGGCTGGTATTATTACAATTCTTGCAGTAGCATTTGGTGGATATAAAATTGCTACATTAGCGGTTGCAGCAGCAACATTAAAAGCCAAAATTGCTTCGGAAGGTTTTTTTGCAGCACTAGGGTTAAGTCCAATTGGACTTATTGTTGCAGCAATTGCAGCATTAGTAGCTGGTTTTATTTATTTATGGAATACGTCTGAAGATTTTAGAAATTTTTGGATCGGAATATGGGAAAGTATTAAAACAACGGTTGGAAATGTAATTGATTCAATTGCTTCATTTTTTACCGAAACTGTTCCTGAAGCATTTAACAATTTTATATCATATGTAAGTGAGTTTTCTGAACAAGTTGTTGAATTCTTTTCTAATATGTGGACTGGCATTGTTGATTTTTTTACAGAAACAATACCATCATGGATCGAAAGTGTTATTGAATTTTTTCAGCAGATACCATATTTCATTGGATATATGATAGGCTATATAATTGGTATGTTTCTGCAGTGGGGTGCCAATTTAATATCCTTTGTTACTGTTGATATTCCCAATTTTATTAACGGTATTATTACATGGTTTAGTCAATTACCAAGTCGGATATGGGAGTGGTTGCAACTTGTAATTACAAATATTATCCAATGGGGTACTAATATGTTTAATACCTCAGTAGCGTGGGTATCACAAACAATTGAAGGTATTGTAACTTGGTTTAGTCAATTACCAAGCCGAATATGGAACTGGCTTACAAGTTCAGTTTCAAAAGTAGTAGAATGGGGTGTTAATTTAGCTTCTAAAGGTAAAGAAGCAGCTCAAAAATTAGTTACTGGAATTGTAGATAAAGTAAAAGAAATACCGGGAAAAATGGCTGAAATTGGTAGTAATTTAGTTAAAGGCTTGTGGGAAGGAATTAAAAACGTTAAAGACTGGATACTTGATAAAATTGGTAGTTTTTGTGACGGAATCGTTGACGGAATTAAAGGCTTTTTTGGCATAAAATCACCTTCACGAGTTATGCGGG